AGGGGAGGCAACTCCCCCCAATCCATGGTATGATTTCTTCAGTCGCAACCCACCAATGCTTCTGCCCCGCAACTACCACACCTACGTTCCGGATCACCCGCGCCACACTGCTGAGACCTACATTCAGCAGCACCCTAACTACCCGCACTGGGGCTATACGGTGTCCTATACGCCGACCGATGACGGTCGGATCCTAATGATCACCGACACGGAGTATCTGAGCGTCTCAAAGGAAGATGCCCGGATCGAATGGCGTCAAAACGCCGCACAAGGTTGGAAACGCCTTCGCTGATTCTTTTAAGATTCGGGGCGCACCCGCGCCCCTTTCTATGGTATGATTTGATCAGTCGCAACCCACCAATGCTTGCCAACCTTTCATCACCGACCATCACCTATAAGTTGGAAGAGGTTCTGACTTTCCGTGATGGAACGAACATGACCCTAGGTGCTCAGACGATCAAGCGTGCCGCCGATCGCCCCATGTACACCCACTTTACCTACCGTTGCGAGTGGCAGAATGACCCCAGCAGCGCCTACCGGTGGACATGGTTCGATCATCACGAGGATCTGATCGCCATCACCTACAGGGTGACCAAGGTGGACTGACGGGACACGGGGCAGCAATGCCCCCTCTCCCCCCCCTAAAAAAGGTTCTATCTCCAATCTACCACAGAACAGGCGGGCGAAACGAAAAATCTTTGTGCCCGGACATTTCGCCCATCCGCTGAATCTATGGTATGATTTCTTCAGTTCCAACCAACCACCATGGACTTCCACACTTCTTCCCTGGACTCCTACGAAGCACGGATCAACCGGATTGAACCGCTGGACCTCCCCGGTCTCCGTGAATACATTCAGGAGCACCCAGGATGCGACTGGGAGGATGCATGCGACTGGTATGAACAGATCACCGGGCGTACCGTACCCGAAGAACAGTACGGGGAGATTGAAGCAGTCTGGGAGGAAGAATCCCAGAATTGGGAACCTACAGACGATGAGATGATGGGAGCGTTCGGCACTCCCTGGCATGACGGATTGTGAAGACTTTCGGAAGGGATCGCACTCCGGTCCCTTCTGTGCTTATAATAAAGAAGTCAACCACCCAACCTGACATGTTCACTTCCATCACCAATCGTTCTAAGTTCGGCGCTACCTATGAGTGGGCAGTTCTCTCCGTGCTGCCTATGGACGCTGACAAGGATCGCCACGGTCTCCGCGTATCTGAGGTTAATCAGGCGCTCGGGATGCCCAAGGAAGCACGCACAACCGCAACGCTGCTCCTGAAGCGTATGGCAGGCGAAGGACTGATCCGCCGTTACGAATACAGAATCGGCAAGCGCCCCTATATCACCTACAAACGGGTGATGCCACTGCGGAAGCGGGAGCGCCTAGCACGGATGCTCTGGGGACAGTGATCCCCTGTGCCAGTCGTGGCGGTGGCCAGTGCCCCGCCCCGGCGGCGTGCCCCCCCGTTTTAAAAAGGCATGGGTCCCTTTAAGCTATAAAGTCTTGCTTTCGCGAGGTCTTTATATAACTCAAAGTTTTTCTATATAAAACAAAAATGAAAACTGAAATACCTTGTATGAAAAAAAATCGCGGAGAAAATTTTTCGTCTGTAGAAGTCGATACAGTAACTGGGGAGTATGTCATCAAGGTTCCTGAGTGGATTATATCTGAGTTTGGGTGGTATGAGGGGACAGAGATAAACATGGAGGTTGATGGAGACGCTATCGTAGTTACCGAACTGGAGTAGTGGACATACGATAGTTCTCATAGTATAATTACCATTGAATGCATTCACATTTCAAGTTGACCAAATTATGGCAAAAGGATTTACAGTAAAAGCAAAAGCGCCCGCTAAGGGTGAGGGAGGATCTGCTCCTAAGTATGATTACGACAAAGCAAGAGAGATGGTACGTGGTAAGTCAGTAGTATTCTGTCTTCCTGGACGTGGAGTATCATACACATATTTGAAGAACTTTGTACAACTTTGTTTTGACATTGTACAAATGGGAGGTAGTATTCAGATCTCTCAAGACTACAGTTCCATGGTAAACTTTGCACGTTGTAAGTGTCTTGGAGCAAACGTACTGCGTGGACCTGATCAGATTCCCTGGGATGGAAAACTGAAGTATGACTGGCAACTGTGGATTGACAGTGATATTGTCTTTAACACAGAGAAGTTCCTTCAATTGGTTCTGATGGACAAGGACATCGCATCTGGTTGGTATTGTACTGAGGATGGACAGACAACCTCTGTAGCACACTGGATGGATGAAGATGATTTCCGTAGTAATGGTGGAGTGATGAATCACGAAACCTTGGAGACTATTAGTAAGCGTAAGAAACCATTCACAGTTGATTATGCAGGTTTCGGATGGTTGCTCATCAAACATGGTGTTTTCGAGGACGAAAAGATCAAGTATCCATGGTTCGCTCCGAAGATGCAAGTCTTTGAGAGTGGTGAAGTTCAGGACATGTGTGGAGAGGATGTGTCATTCTGTCTAGATGCTATCGAAGCAGGATATGAGATTTGGTGTGATCCTAACATCAGAGTTGGTCACGAGAAGTCTCGTATTATCTGATTATGGCTGACAGGTACACAATCCTCATCAAGGGAGAGACTAAGTTCAAGAACTTGACAGAGGAAGAGTATTTTGATATTATGGATGACCTGGCGGTAGAATACTATCAGACAGGTCGTCCGCGTCCCTCGGACATTGAAACTAAAATTTTTGGAGATTATTCTTAATGGCAATGCGTTCTAAAGTCGGTGTCGTCAAAGACGGGTTTATGCCCGGAAAACCGAAGAAGTCTCGTCAAGGATCAGGAAAAAATACAAAGTATGCCGCTACTTCTCGTAATAACAAAAAGAAAGTATATCGCGGTCAAGGACGATAATACATAGTTTAGATTTGTAAAGACTACATGGCTTGTTTGATTGCTAATCTTCCTTCTCAGGAAGTATGGGTCCGTAAAGAATATTTGACGGATCATCAATCTGGACATGGTGAGTTTGTAAAGGGCGTTTGGGTATCGGTTAAATCCATACCTGGACGCGCTTTTTATTTTGAAACTTACTTACCAGAATATGCGGCAATGTATGATAAATTGCCGATTAGTGCGTTTGTCTCGGATCCAGAGACCCCTACACCTGATATGGACCTTCCTAACCTACAGTTTTGGAACTGTATGGACTATGGTGTCGTCAGTGTAGATAAGAAGTTCATTGGTTCAATGGATTTTGAGTGTTACACTCGTGATCATGGTAATGTAAAAGGCACTTATGTCTGTACAATTGACAATTATCATCATGATCCAGACTACGTGGACTGGGCAACGAGTGAAAATCCTGCCGAACACAAGTCTCATAACCTAATTGAACTTGAAAATGGGCAGTATGCTCTCTATCCAAACAATAGATTACGTATCTTTGATAATAGTTTGACACCTGTAGAACCAAAAATGCCCGATTTTAAGGTTTCTACTCAGTATTATCAAGTTGAAAATGGTTACAAGCGTCTCGGTATGGGTCGTGAAGATGAATACTTCTGGAAAACGGCAGACGAGCGCGAAAATAAATACAATGAATCACCCAATGAGGACTAAAATGTCAGCAGAAGATATGAAAGAACTGTGGGGTGCACCAAATATCATGTCAGATTATTGGTCAAAACCACATAAAACCGAAGATCCAGAGGAAAGAGTGATTCAAGAAGTTTATGGTGACCCTGCTACCATAAATAAAGTCAAGAAAACTACTGATCAATGGCAATTTCACGGGAATCAAGAGCATTTAGAGACATAAGTCTGTCTTTTGACCCACATCCTGTGACAAAAGACTTGCCAATTTTGAAGAACGCAAGAGCAATCACGCGATCTGTTCAAAATTTAGTGCAGACGATCCCTACAGAAAGGTTTTTTCAACCACTTTTAGGGTCTGATGTACGGGCAAGTCTTTTTGATTTTGTTGATTTTGCCACTGCAAGCGTAATTGAAGAGCAAATCATCACCACAATTGATAATTTTGAACCTAGAGTTGCAAATGTGCAGGTTGATGTAGATCCTCAACCAGATAATAACACATTTAATGTTACTATTTTTTATGATATTGTTGGTCAGGACTTTCCTACTCAAGAATTTTCATTTTTGCTAGAGGCAACAAGGTAATATGCCTTTTACTAAATTTACAAATCTAGATTTTGACCAAATTAGGTCCCAAATCAAAGACTATCTCCGTGCTAACTCTACGTTTACGGACTTTGATTTTGAGGGATCTAATTTTTCTGTATTAATTGACACGTTAGCATATAATACTTACATTACTGCCTACAACTCAAATATGATTGTAAACGAATCCTTCTTGGATTCGGCAACTTTGAGGGAAAATGTTGTTTCTTTGGCAAGAAATATTGGTTATGTACCTCGCTCTAGAAGCGCCTCCAAGGCGCGTATTGATCTCACAGTACAAACTACCAGTACATCACCTACAATGACCCTGCAGGCGGGTCTGGTATGCGTAGGAAGCGTAAGTGAGAGTCAATTTGTCTTCTCAATTCCTGAGGATATCACTACAACAATCAATTCTGGAACAGCAAAGTTCAAGGACATTAGTGTTTGCCAAGGAACTTACTTAAAAAAACAATTTGTTGTTGATGGATCATTAGATCAACGCTTTATTTTACAAAATCCTTTCATTGACACCTCTACAATCGTGGTAAAAGTTAAAGGAGCGTCTGATTCTGGTGAAGGAAGGGAATATGAACTTGCTCAGAACATATTAAACCTGAATAAAACCTCAGAAATCTATCTTTTACAGGAAGTTCAAGATGAAAAGTATGAACTTCTGTTTGGAGATGGATATTTTGGTAAAAAATTAGAAAATGGAGCAATTATCACGGTTTCTTACATCGTTACTGACGGAACTGAAGGTAATGGTGCTAAAAATTTCGCATACAGTGGAAGAGTTGTTGATAATCTCTCAAATATAATCGTCCCAAGTGCTGATGTATCCATTTCGACCATTGCCAAGTCGCAAAATGGTGGTGATATTGAAAGTATTGACTCAGTTAAGTACTTTGCGCCAAGAATTTACTCCTCTCAGTATCGTGCTGTTACTGCTAGAGACTATGAAGCCATTATTCAGTCCATTTATCCCAATACAGAGTCTGTTTCTGTAGTTGGTGGCGAAGAATTAGACCCACCACAGTTTGGAAATGTGCTTATTAGCATAAAACCAAAAAATGGAGACTTTATTTCTGATTTTGACAAGCAATCTATTTCTTCAAAATTAAAAAATTATGCTTTGTCTGGTATTAATCAGACAATTATTGATCTAAAAGTTCTTTTTGTTGAAATTGACTCTGCAGTTTATTATGATAATTCAAAAGTTTCAAATGTCAATGACTTGAAGTCTAAAGTTATTTCAACGTTGAATACCTTTGCTACTGCCAATATCAATCAGTTTGGTGGACGTTTTAAATATAGTAGATTGTGCCAGACTATTGACAGCACTGATAATGCTATCACCTCTAATATCACTAGAGTCAGAATAAGAAGAAACTTAAAGACTTTAATCAATCAATCTGCTCAGTATGAACTCTGTTATGGAAATAAATTCCGCATGGATAAAAATGGATTTAATATTAAGAGCACTGGTTTTGGACTCTCTGGATTAAATGGAACTTTCTTCTTTACTGATACACCAGGAGAAAATGGAAAGGGAACAATTTCTGTTGTTAGAGATCAAGATGATGAAGGAAAGTATGAGATTATAGTTAAATCTGCTGGAACGGTGGATTATGTAAAAGGAGAGATAATATTGAATACAATTACATTCTCTTCTACGGTGAAAGAAAATGATATTGTTGAAATTCAGGCAATCCCCGATTCTAATGATGTTATTGGTTTGAAGGACCTTTATCTCTCTTTCTCAGTTGCTGATAGTGAGATAAATATGATTAAAGATACTATTACATCTGGCGAACAGATATCTGGCGTCGGTTATAAAGTTACTTCAAGTTACCTAAACGGAGAACTTAAGAGAGGATAAGAATGATACAAACAGGGTTTGAAAAAAGGGTAAAAGTTCAGCAAGTAATTGAAAGTCAGTTACCCGAATTTCTTAGATCCGAAAGTCCAAAATCTATTGACTTTCTGAAGCAATATTATATTTCTCAAGAACATCAGGGCGGTGCTACTGATATTGTTGAGAATTTAGACCAGTATCTTAAATTTGACAACCTTACTCCAGAGGTTGTTACTGGATACACCAGTTTGACTGCTGGAATTTCTTCTACTGCAGATACAGTTCAGGTTTCTACAACCAAAGGATTTCCTAATGAGTATGGTCTGTTTAAGATTGGTGATGAAATTATAACATATACTGGAAAAACTGCGACTTCTTTTACAGGATGTATTAGAGGTTTTAGTGGTATTTCTTCATATCGTTCTCCTTTAGATGCCGAAGAACTCATTTTTAGTGACACTACTGAAGCAGTTCATGCCAATGGTGCAGTTGTACAAAACTTAAGTGCTTTATTTTTAAAAGAGTTTTATAGAAAATTAAAATATTCTTTTGCTCCAGGTCTTGAGGACGTTGATTTTGTAGATGACCTAGATGTCAATAACTTTATCAAGGAAATAAGAAGTTTATATGAGTCTAAAGGAACTGAAGAATCCTTTAAAATCTTGTTTAAAGTTCTTTATGGTGTAGATGCGAGGGTAATAGATTTAGAAAATCAATTATTAAAACCATCAGCAGCAGAATTTAGAAGAAGAGAGCAAATTGTAGCTGAGGTAATCTCTGGAGATCCTAGTAGATTAATTGGACAAACTATTAAAAAGTCCACTGATAGTACAACTCAGGGATCTATATCTGAAGTAGAAATTTTTACACGTTCTGGAATCGGAACTTATTATAAAATTGGATTGTTTGTCGGTTTTGATGATAGGGAAGTTCTTGAAGGCACATTTAAAGTTCAACCATCCACAAAGGTTTCAAATCCTGTAAGTGTTGGTGATTCAGTTGTAACAGTAGATTCTACAGTAGGGTTTGCCCAGACTGGTAAAGTTATTTCTGGAAGAAATACTATTGAATATACTGAAAAAACTGTAAACCAATTTCTTGGTTGTAGTGGGATTGGCACTGCTATCCCAGTTAAGACAGACTTGAGAACTGATGAGGTTTATATTGGATATGAGGATGGTGATTTAACTAAAAAAGTAGAACTTCGTCTTACTGGAGTACTGTCTAAATTTGAAGAGACTAAAGATATTCTTCTCTCAAATGAAGGTCAAAAAATATTTGTTAAGAATGTTGGTGAGAAAATTTTAAATCCAGAAGTAGATAAAACTGACAAACAAATCTTTGCTAATAGTTGGATATACAATACTAGTTCAAGATTTCAAGTAGAAAGTTTTACTGGTTCTTCTGCCACATTAAAGAGTGAAATTGACAAGTCCAGTCTCAAGGTTGGAGATTCTGTGGACATTCTGAGAGGATCCACAGAGACAGTTCTTCATAGCAATGCTTCAGTTGCTACCGTTGATGCTACCAATAAACAAATTACTCTTGATAATCTTTCTCCTTTTTCTCCAGTCTCGACTGAAATCTATACAATTAGGAGAAAATTAAACACTGCCACTAGTAGTGGCACTCAACTTTTCCATGGTGATAATAAAATCGTCACTGATGTCCAGAACGTATATACAGATAAAACGCACGCTTACGTAGCATCTAACTCTCTTCCTTCTTATGAAATCACAGAGTCTTCTTTAAGTGCATCCATACCTTCAGCAAGTGGTAATGCTCTTCAAGGATTTAATTCAACCAGTCTAAAATACAGTATTATATCTTTTGCTTCTGCAGTTCCATTCAAAACTGGTGATGAAGTCTTCTATAGACCCTCCTCAAACGCCCTTGTAGGCGTCTCTGAGGGGATTTATTACGTCAAAGTACTATCTTTACCCAATCAAATTAAACTGTTTGCTTCCAGGTCTTTAATAGAATCTGGATCTTCAATAGAATTTGCTACAGGCGGGGAAGGAACTCACACATTTATTCTCTCTAGTCAAAAAAGTGATAAAATTTACCCTAAAAAGGTACTGAAAAAATTCCCTTTGAATAGAAATATTAAGGATGGTAAGGGAACTTTAACTTCTCCAGGATCCACTGGAATGTTAATTAATGGTGTTGAAGTTATTAACTATAAATCTAATGATAAAATTTATTATGGTCCCATTAAAAATGCAAGACTTTATAATGGTGGAACCAACTATGATGTAATCAATCCACCAACCATTGAGGTTGCGGCACCTGGATCCGGTCATACTACTGCTCTCATAAATCCCGTAGTTCGTGGAAGTGTATCTGATGTTAAGATTGATCCACAAGATTTTGACATTGTAGACGTTGTTTCTGTAACTATTACTGGTGGTAATGGATCTGGTGCAGTATTAGAACCTGTATTAAGAACAAGATATCGTGAAATTGAATTTGATGCTCGCTTAACTGCTGGTGGAGGATCTATTGATAATAGTGAAGATACTATTACATTCAAAAAACCACATAATCTTAGAAATGGTGATGCGGTTGTTTACAGTAGAAATGGGAATAATGCTATTGGTATAGGAACCTTTAAAGGTTCTAATAGTCATCAAGATAAAGCATTAGCGAGTGGATCTGTTTACTTTGCTGAAGTTGTAAATACTACGACAATTAAACTTTATGAAACTTTTGAAAATCATGCAAGTGGAATAAACACAGTAGGATTTACTACCACATCTCAAGGCACTCATAAATTTAGATTATTTGATGGAAAGAAAAATATAAGTTCTATTAAAGTTGTAAACCCAGGTAGTGGTTACGAAAATAGAAAATTAAAGGTAAAGTCTGAAGATATTTCTTCTGTAAGCGATACTATTAATTTTAAGAATCATGGATTCAGTGATGGTGATAAAATTGTTTATACTACGGACAATACTGCTGTCACTGGATTAACAACCACAGTTCAGTATCAAGTTTTAAAACTTGATGACCATTCTTTTAGACTGGCAAACGCTGGTGTTGGTGGAACTAATACTACAGATTATATCAAAAAACAGCATGTTAATATCACTGGTGTAGGAACTGGAATTCAAAACTTTGCTTATCCAGATATAACAATCACAGTTAATGCGGAATATGATGGAGTAACTGGTGTAATCACCGCAACTCCATCTGTTAGAGGAGAGATTATTGACTTATATCTTTATGAAACTGGAACTGGATATGGATCAACAGTTCTTAATTTCCACAAAAAACCAACTGTTACTATAAAAAATGGTAAAAATGCTGAACTAAAACCACTCATTGTAGATGGAAAAATATCTTCAGTTCAAGTCACAAATCCTGGTGTTGAATATTCTTCCGCTCCAGATCTTGTAGTTGAAGGTGAGGGTATTGGTGCAGAACTTAGAGCAATTGTTTCGGGTGGTAAAATAACTAATGTTGTAGTTATTACTGCTGGTGCTGGTTATGATCAGAATACTACCTCAATAAAAGTTACGTCTGCGGGTGTAAATGCTCTGGTTGATGTTGAAGTTAGAGATCTTACTTACAACACACATAGTAGATTTGGTGATGAAATTCTTATTGAGGAGAGTGAAAAGTTAGCATATGGTTTCGTTGGATATTCAACTAGTATTGGTTCTAATACCTTTGGAGATGTTGGCGGCACACACTCCCCAATTATTGGTTGGGCATATGATGGTAACCCCATATATGGTGCCTATGGTTTCTCTGATGCGTCAGATATAAACTCTGGTGTTAAAATTTTAGCAAGTGGATATGAATTAAGAACATCTGAAATTTCTAACAGACCTGAAGGATTTGTTTCTGGATTCTTCGTTGAAGATTATAAATTTACTGCTTCTGGAGATCTTGATGAGCATAACGGTAGATATGCCAAGACTCCCGAATATCCAAATGGAGTTTATGCTTACCATGCTTCTATTACAAGTGACGGTAAGAATAGCAAATTCCCATACTTCTTAGGTGAAAGTTATTCTTCAGTATTAGAAAGTCAAACTCTTAATCAGGAATTTGATTTCAATTCTTCAGATTTGAGAAGAAATACTCTGCCATATGTTGTAGGTGATAAATTTGCAGATAATGACTTTATATTTGAACCTAATGAAGTTTTAGTTCAAAGTGCAACTATTGATTCTATTACTAAGGGATCAGTATCTGATTTAACTATTAAAAACCCAGGATCAGATTATAGAGTTGGAGAACTTGGATCATTTGATAATACTGATACAAATGGTGGTGGTCTTTCTGCATTCGTTAGTGAGGTTACAGGAAAGTCGATTGTAGATGTAACTACTACCATTGAGAGTCATCAAAATGCGGTTCTTGTCTGGGAAAAGAATGGCACAGTATCGGTAAATGTAGATCCTTCTCATGGATACTTTAATAATGACCAGATTGCAGTTTCCGGACTCTCAACCTTCATTCCAGGATTAACAAAATCTCATAAAATTGGTGTTTCTTCAGAAAGAACTAGACTTTCGGTTGAAGTGGCAGCTAACTCTACAGTTGGTTTTGTTACTGATATTTTTGTTAATAGAATTGTTGACTCTATTTCTGTAGGCAGCACTCTGGGCATTGGTACAGAGACTTTATCTGTTTTGGGTACATATCCAGATAAAAAGGTCGTAAGGGTCTTGAGAGGGATTGTAGGTGCCGCACATACAGCAAAAACTGAAGTATTTGTATCTCCAAGTAAATTTACTTTACCAGTGAATGCTTCTTACTTTGATTCTTCTACAAATGATAAATTATTTTTCAATAGTATTCAGTCTGTAGGTGTTGGTACAACAACTGGATCCGGTTCTTCTAAAACATACTTTATTGGAAGTCGTCATTATGACATTTCTGTTCCAATTAGAGGAATTTACTTACCCAATCACCCTTTCAAGACCGGTCAAGAAGTCACTTTTGAAAGATTTGCTGGTTCGCAAGGATTTACCGTTTCTAACAGTCCTACAAGCGCAACTTTCAGCATCCCTCTAAGTGGAAATAGTCAATCTCTCTTTGTAGTTAAGAAAAATGATGATGTAATTGGACTTTGTACTCAGGTAGGACTCACCACAAATACTGACGGTGTTTATTTCAGAACCATAGTTTCTAATGCTGATAGTAGAGACTTCAGATATTCTTTAACTTCAAATAAAACTCAAGTAACTGCTAAGGTAGAGAAGATTAAAGCAAAAGTTGCTGTTTCCACAGCACATGGTCTTAATAATGGTGACAACATTAATTTAACTGTCAATCCTGAAGAATCTGTCGGTATTGGCACATCAGTCTCGGTATATCTCAAGTATAATTCAGCAAATGATAAGTTACTTGTTAATCCTATCGGATTCACCTCTGCTGCAGTAAACACCTCCACAAACAGATTGACTCTTACTGAGCATGGTCTCAGGACTGGTGATAAGGTATTTTACGATTCCGATCTCATTATATCTGGTCTTAACACAGGATCTTACTTTGTTTACAGAATTGACGATAATACTATTAATCTCACAAACACAAGATTTGAGGCAGTTTCTACGCCACCAACGGTAGTTAGTTTTGGATCTATTGGTGGATCCAGTCAAGAGTTGTCTCCAATTAACCCAAGACTTAATGTCGTCAGAGATAATAATTTAATATTTAATGTAAATGATGCTTCTTTGAGTGGTTATGACTTCAAACTTTATTATGATCGCGATTTTAAAAATGAATTAGTTTCTATTGGATCTTCTACAACATTCAGCACAGTTGGTGTAGGCACTGTTGGAATAGCAAATACTGTTACAGCATCTACAGTTACTCTTAACTTCCACAAAGATCTACCATCAAAAGTATATTATCAGTTAGACAAAGCGGGTTTTATCAGCACTGCTGATACTGAGGTTTCAAATTATTCTGAAATTAATTTTGTTGATAGTACTTATAAAGGTTCTTATGAAGTCACTGGTGTTGGACAAACAGTTTTCTCGGTTTCTTTAAATAGTGTTCCAGAAAAACTTAATTACTCCCAGTCAAATACTAGTGTATTAAAGTATTCTACATCATCACCAAGAGCTCTTGGTGGTATTGAAAAAATGAATATTACCTTTGGTGGAGCTAACTACAAAAAACTTCCTAGATTTGTCAGTATTGCTTCAACTGCGGGTATAAATGCTGATATTATTCCAACATCCACCACCGTTGGTAGAATTAATCAGGTTACAATTCAAGATCCTGGATTTGATTTTTCCGCAGATAAAACTTTAAGTCCAGAAGTCTTTATATCACCAAATATTACCGTTATAAACAGAAATACTATTTCTGACATCAGTATAACTTCTGGTGGTTCTGGATACACAGTAGCTCCAGATTTAGTTGTTGTAGATCCTTCCACAGGACTAGCATATGATAATGGTGTTGTAGTTGCTAATCTTCAAGGATCTTCTATCAGCAATGTTGAAATACTTGATGTACCAAAAGGAATTTCTGACGTTACATCTAAGATTTTTGCAAAAAATAATAGTAATGGCGTTGGTATTAGTAGTGTCTTCTCGTCACCAGCAGGTGTTGTGACGTGTGTTCTCACAACTCCAACACTTGGATTTACAGTTGACACTGCCCCGTTTGCTGTGAATGATCTTGTTTATGCTGAAAACATTTCTTTGGCATCAACTACAGGAACTGGATTTAACTCTGAAGATTATAGTTTCAACTTCTTCAAAGTAACCGCTTATAGAAACACTAATCCTGCCGAAGTTGAATTTGATATTTCTCCATATGCAACTAACGCTGGAGTTGCTCAAACAGATGGACAAAAGACTTTTGCCACTCTTGTTAATAAAAACAATTATCCAACATTCACAGTTAAACAAACCACGCTAGATTTTCTCATTGGCGAAACTATTTTCACAAAATCTGGAAATAAATTTATTGAAAGAGATTTGGTAATTACTAGTAATCTTAATGATGCTATTAAAGTTTATGGAACTTACACTTTATCTGAGGGTGAAGTAATTTCTGGCAAAAAATCTGGAACTATAGCAACCATTGAGTCTATTGATGAAAATACGGGAGTATTTAAAGTTGACTATTCTCTAGAAACTGACATTGGTTGGGCAGATGACATTGGAAAACTCAATCAAGATTATCAAGTTATTGCAGATAACGATTACTATCAAAATCTTTCGTACTCTGTCAAGAGCACTATTGAATATGAAAAATGGTCAAATCCAGTAAATAGAGTTCTTCACTCTTCAGGACTAAAGAATTTTGCTGATACTGGAATTGTCAGTGAACGTGAAGTTACTGGTATTATAACTGCTATAGCTTCGGATAGTGGTGCAGTTATTGATATTATAGATGACAAGAGAGTTGATGCCATCAACTTCTTTGATTTTGGTGTTGATGTTGATACTGCCAATAACAAGTCTAAATTTATCTCATTTAAAACTAAGAGACTCTCTGATTACATTGAGTGCAAGACTAACAGAGTTCTAACAATTGACAATTTCAACTCACAGTTCTCTAATCAAGAGAATGCAAATGAGGATGAATTTGTTAATATTGATACATTTATTGAAAATGATGGATACATCAGATATCTTATTCAGTCTATAAAACCTGACTCCAAAGATCTTCAAGCAACTGAGATTGTTGTTGTTAATACCAAAGATGATGATTTAATCACTGTTGAAAAGGCATCTATCCATAACACTAAAGATGATCTTCTAGATCTTCAAGCGGTTAAAGATAGTAATGGAAATGTTTCTTTAAAACTTACTCCATCTAATATCTTTGTTGGTGATATTGATGTCAAATTAATTAAAAATAGTTTTAACACAACTCTCGCTGGTATCGGCACTCAAGGAATTGGATTCGTTACTTTATATGGAAAGAACGTTTCAGTTAGCGCCGGTTCAACAGGAACTGTTCATGAAAGTTCTTCAGTCTTAACTAAGTCACTGTTTGCCAATATTGAAGTTTTTGACACAGTTACTAAAGATAAGACTATTGTTGATATGTACCTTGATCATGATGGAACCGATACCTATAGATCTGATTTCTATTTTGATAACAGCACTTCAGGACAATCCTCTAACTTTATTGGAACATTTACCAGCAATATTTCTTCAGACATATTAAAACTTGATTTTGAAAATACAGAATCTAACAGTGTTCTGGTTCGTTCTAAAATTGTTGGTTTTGGTACAGTAGCTGCTGGAATTGGAACGCACACATTTAAAGCAACTGGTCAACCAGACTCATCTGTAAAAGAAGGTAGACTTGAAACAAAATCATCTACTTTCTCTGGAACGGGTATTTCTACAATATTGACATATCCAAAATCGGATGTAACTACAGTTAAGACAACTGCTAGAGTTTCTTACGGAAATACTTCAGCATTACATCAGGTATTATTTAATCACAATTCAACGAATGCGTTTACCGTTCAGTATCCACATCTTTCCATAGGGAGCACTATGGGAATCGGAACGTTTGGAGCATCGATCAGGGGCGATAACTTCATTTTGATTTTCCATCCAGATCCAAATATTTCAAATGATATCACTGTTCAAACATATAATGAAGTCATTCAAACTGAAAAGGATCTTAATAACATTCCTGCTGTACTTACATACGGACCTGTCAATGAGGAATTAAAAACTTCACAGTTTAACTCTATCAATGGAGATAGAACTAATAAGTTTGATTTCCCGGTTAAACATAATGGAGTTTCAATTTTTGAGAAGCAATTTGATCCTAGTGATTCTGATGTTGTAAACCTTACCACAGGAACCTTCACTATTGCCGATCACTTCTTCAGTGATCGTGAAGAAGTGACATACACACCAAGATCAACTTTCGTTGGTGGTGCACATACTTCCATGGTTATGTCTGACGGTAGTATTCTTCCTTCTACTGTTTATATTGTAAAAACTAATAATAATGAATTTGGACTTTCTACTAGTACAACTGGAGCAGCAGTAACGTTTAACTCTGCTGGAAGTGGAAATGGACACACTCTCGAGATGAATAAAAAAATAGAGAAGTCTATAATTACTATTGACGGAGTTTCTAGAGCACCTTTAGCATATACTCCTGTCAATCATACTTTGAGTAATAACGGAGGATCTATTTCAGTCGGTGCCACTTACTTTGGTATTTCAGGAATTTCTTCAATTCTTCCAGGAGATGTTCTTAAAGTTGATGATGAATATGTTAAAGTTGAGGCTGTTGGTCTCGGAACTACCACTATTGGACCTATAACTGGAACTGGTTCTTTCAATGTCATTAAGAGTGAAAGAGGATTTGTTGGAACATTGGCAACAACACATACTGATGGTTCTACCATAAGACTATATCAAGGTTCTTATAACATGACCAGAAGTGAAATTCACTTCACTGAAGCACCTAGAGGTAATGTTGCTGAGACAGTTAATGAGAGTAATATTCCATTCCACAAGTCTACTTTTAATGGAAGAGTCTATTTGAGGTCAGATTATAGCACCAACAAAGTTTATGATGATATTACTTCACAATTTACCGGCGTAGGCGCAACCTACAGATTGACAGTCAATGGTGCTAATACAACAGGTATTGAGACTGGTAGTGGTTTGGTATTCATTAACAATATGTTCCAAACTCCAACAACTGATAACAATACAGGTGGTGGTTATGAGTTTAGTGAATCTGTTGGTGTTTCTAGTATAGTTTTCAGTGGTATACGAGATGCTAATGACAAATTAGTAATCTCGGATGAGGACGTTAACAAGAATCAACTACCTAGAGGTGGTATGCTTGTTTCTCTTGGATCTACACAAGGTCTCGGAATTGCTCCTCTTGTTGGTGCTTCTGTAACCGCATTTGTTTCTGGTGGTGTAATTCAGTCTATTGGAGCTGGTGCTACTGACATTCTTGGATCTGGATACCGTGGAAGTGTTGCTATTGGAATTACCGATCCAAATCATACTGGAAACGCTGCCGCTGTTACTGTAACAGTTGGTGCTGGTGGATCTCTTGCGTTCAATGTAACAAATGGAGGAACTGGATATAGTTACAATCCAACTATCAATATTCCTTCACCATCATACGAGAATCTTTCTATCACAGGTGTTTCTCGTCTTAGTGAAGGTGCGACAACTGATTCTGGTAGCAATCTTCTTCTTAATATTGAAGTTGGTCCTGCTATTACTTCAGTTGGTATTGGATCCACACTATTTGAAGTTAAGAACTTCAAAATTGTTAGAAGTGGTTATGGTTTTAGAATTGGCGACAAATTCAAAGCAGTTGGTCTTGTAACTGCTAAAGGATTACCTGCGATGATTAATGAACCAGAATTTGAAGTTCTGGACATCTTTAATGATAAATTTGCTGCCTGGCAATTTGGTGAACTTGACTATATTGACAATATTAGAGATCTTGTTGATGGATCTCGTGTAAGATTCCCACTCAACTATAAAGGCAGTCTTGTAAGTTTTGAAGTTGATAGGAATAATCCAGATTCTGCTCAAATTGATCTTGAGGCAGTTCTCTTAGTTTACATAAATGGAGTAATTCAACAACCTAACGTACACTACAATTTTGTTGGTGGTACTTCCATTGTCTTCACCACCCCACCAGCAGTCAGTCCCTCAGGAGGATCAAAAGATAACATTGATATATTCTTCTATAGAGGAACAAGAGGAGTTGATAGTGTCAGTGTAGATGTAAATGAAACAGTTAAAATTGGTGATATTTTACAATTACAAAATAGTGACACAACTGTTGCTCAAGATCCAAGAACGGTTCACAAAATTGCAAGCTCTGACAGAGTTGAGTCTAACATTTATGCAGGTCTTGGAATTGATGATACAAACTTCAGACCAATAAGTTGGACTAAGCAAAAGAGATCTAAAAAAATTGGTGGAGATCTTGTTGATAAATCTAGAGATTCTATTGAAACTCAAGTTTATCCAACCGCAAGAGTTATTGGTGGAGTTTCTACCTCTGCTACCGAAATATTTGTTGACGACGCTCAGTTCTTTAATTATGAAGAAAATGAATCTTCTATCAACATCGCCAGCGTTAACGGTTTACTTGTAAATACCACAACTGAACCAGTTTCTGCTGCTGTTACTGCTGTAGTTTCTGCTGCGGGAACGATTAGTTCTCTGAACATAACTTCTGGTGGTTCTGGTTATTCTGGTTCTGCCACCATTAAAATTGCAGCACCTAAAGCAGTAGGTGTAGGTGTTGGAACAACTGCCACTGCCACAGCAACCATTACAAACGGTTCTATTTCTGCAGTTTCTATAACAAATGCAGGAATTGGATATAGTCAAACAGTTCCTCCTCAAGTTATCGTTTCTTCTCCAGCAATTTCTGTTGAATCTTTGACTGGAATCACTGCTGTCGCAGGATTTGCTGCGACAATTACGGGTATCGCAACCGCAGTTGGAACTGGATCAAATTCATTAGCACTTGCCTTTAGTTTTACTGCTTCCAGTACATCTGGGTTAGCAGAGGGTTATCCAATCTTTATCACAAATACAACTGTCGGTAACGGCGTCACATCTATTAATAGTTCTGATAATGCAGTTGTTGCTATTGGAACTACTTTCCTGGATAATGTCTACATTATCAATGATCTACATACAACAGCGACCACTGGTGTTGCCACTTGTAATATTCTTTCTACAACTCCACACTCTGGTCTCACCACTGTCGGTAGTCTTACAAGTCCAAGAGGAACACTCTCTTGGGGTAGACTTTCTGGATTCACTAGGTCAACGTCTCCAATTTCTATAGGAGTTACTGGACTAACAGTTGATTCTGGATTGTCAACGTTCCCAACTATTCAAAGACGTGGATTTGGTCTCAGAGAAAATGGATCTCTCAGAAAGGATCTAGGATAGTTATAAATATAGAAAAAAGCTATTACGATGGCGGCAATTGTAACCGATCAGTTTAGAATATTAAATGCAGGAAATTTTGTAGATTCCGTCACGAGTTCTTCAAATTCTTACTATGTTTTTGTTGGTTTGTCCAACCCTGCCATAGTTGGATTTGGAAGAACCACTGATTGGGATACAAATACTCCTAGTCCTACTGATAATGTTGACTACGCCAATTTTATTGGTGACAATATGTCTTTTGGTAAGAAAGTTTCTTCTGCCAATATAAGAAGACTTATAAGAAGAATTGACTGGACTAGAGGTACAAAATATGAAATGTACCGCCACGATTATAGTTTGAAGAATCTTTCTCCAACTACAAATTCTTCTAGACTTTATGATACTAATTACTATGTAATGAATAGTGATTTTAAAGTTTACGTTTGTATTGATAATGCATCTTCTGGAATAAACACTACAGGAAATGCATCTCTTGATGAACCAACTTTTACTGATCTTGAACCCTCTAAAGCTGGTGTGAGTGGTGATGGATATCTTTGGAAATTCCTTTTTACAGTATCCCCAAGTGATATTATTAAATTTGACTCTACAGAATATATTGCTTTACCAAATGATTGGCCTACATCAACAGATGCTCAAATAACTGCTGTTAGAGATAATGGTGATTCTGATACTAATGAGAATCAAATTAAGAAAGTTTATATTGATAAGCAAGGATTAGGGTATTCCCAAGGTTCACATGAAGTTAACATTTTAGGTGATGGAACTGGAGGTAAAGTCGTTGTTAATGTTGACGTAAATGGTAAGATTACCGATACAGTTGTTTCCGCAGGTGGTAAAAATTACTCTTACGGCATAGTTGATCTCGGTACTATTAATTCCAATTCTTCCACTAAAGCAAAACTTATTCCAATTATTCCTCCAGCAAAAGGTCATGGACAAGACCTTTATAAAGAACTTGGTGCTGACAGAGTTCTTGTTTATGCAAGATTTGATGATTCCACTAAAGATTTTCCAACTGATGTAACTTTCGCACAGATTGGCATTGTTAAGAATCCAACCTCTTTAGGATCTACCACAGTATTTACAGAAAATCAATTTTCATCTCTGGGTGCTCTGAAGTTTTTACCTTCATCTATTAGTGGAACAGTTTCTGTTGGTGATAAGATTTCTCAATCGGTCACTGGAGGGACAGCGGTTGGTTTTGTTGCTTCATTCGATAATGAAACTAAAGTTCTCAAATATTTCCAAGATAGGAATGCTTTCTTAAATCAAACTTCATTTGATCAAACTGATTACATTGGTGTTTCTACCAGCGGAAAATTATATGAGTTTGCCTCATCAACCAACGCAGTTACATCGACTGGAGGTTTTTCGGGCACTATTGATACTGGATTTACCGGTGTCACTACAAACCCAACTGGAACAAAACTTATTTCTATGGCAACCCAAATTCAAGATGGGATTGCCAGTCCTGAGATAAATAAAGGGTCAGGAGATATTGTCTATATTGACAATCGTCCAGCAATCTCCAGAAATTCAAGACAAAAAGAAGACGTTAAAATCATCCTGGAATTCTAAACGATGCCACAGAAAACTAATCTCAATATCAATCCTTATTTTGATGATTTCGATAAGGATGATAACTTTTACAAGGTTTTATTCAAACCAGGATTTCCAGTTCAAGCTAGAGAACTGACGACTCTGCAGTCAATTCTGCAGAATCAAATAGAATCGTTTGGAAGTCATATGTTTAAAGAGGGATCCATGGTGATCCCCGGAAATATTGCCTACGATTCTGAATATCCTGCGGTCAAACTAAACGGGGATCATCTTGGAATTAATATTTCCGTATATGGTAAAGAACTTGTAGGTAAGAGATTAAAAGGTCAAACTTCTGGTATTGTTGCTAAAGTTGATCGATATGAAAATGTATCTGGTGATATTACCAGTCCAACTATTTTTGTAAAATACTTAGAATCTGGAGATAATAACGAAGTTCAACCATTTCAGGATGGAGAAGTTCTAATTACTGAAGATTCTTTTACATATGGAAATACTTCAATATCTGCTGGAGAAACTGTAGCATCACTTATTTCTGAAGACGCTACTTCAGTTGGAAGCTCTGCTTCCATTGGTGCAGGTGTTTATTTTATTAGAGGAACATTTGTAGATGTTTCTGAGGATAAAATATTTTTAGATCCATACTCTAACACACCATCTTACCGTGTTGGTTTAACGATTATTGAAGAAGTCGTTACTGCTAAAGATGATGATTCTTTATATGATAATGCAAAAGGATTTTCCAACTTTGCCGCTCCTGGAGCAGACAGATTAAAAATTAGTCTCTCTTTATCAAAGAAACTTTTAACAGATAATGATGATAAAACTTTTGTAGAACTTCTCAGAGTAGATGGTGGTGAGATAAAGAAACTTCAAGATAAGTCAAATTACAATCTGATTAGAGATTATTTTGCCAAGAGAACTTTTGAGGAGTCTGGCAATTATGCCATTGACAATTTTGACATTGAAGTTAGAGAGTCTTTAAATGATAGACTTGGTAACGAAGGTGTATATTTTTCTGATCAATCTACAAATCAGGGAAGCACTCCTGATGAAAGTCTCATGGCAGTATCCGTTTCTCCGGGTAAGGCATATGTAAAAGGATATGATGTAGAAAATCAGTCCACTGCGATTATTGATGTTAAAAAACCAAGAGATACAAGGACTTTAACAAATTCTCTGGTTCCATTTGAAATGGGTACATTATTGCGAGTCAATAATGTTCAAGGAACACCACTGTTTGGTGTTAATAATAATAGTAACATTGTAAAACTGCAGAATCAAAGAAGAGGAACTTCTGCCACTGCTGCCACTGGAACTGAAATAGGTCAAGCAAGAGTTTACAATTTTAGTCTTACAGATTCTGCTCAAGTAGATCTTTCTACCTCTTGGGATTTGTATTTGTTCGATGTCCAAACATATACTACCATTACTTTAAATGAAAATACTCTGACAGCAGATATGCCTGTCAGTTCATACATCAGAGGTGTAAGTAGTGGAGCTTCTGGTTATGTTCAAAGTGCTCCTGGCGGATCTACTGGTGTCACACTGATGCAGACATCAGGCACCTTTATTGCTGGTGAGCAGATTTTAATTAATGAAAGCACAGAACTTTCTAGATCAATTACAAGTGTAACTACATACACCATTGAAGATGTAAAGTCTGTTTATCAAGATTCTACTACACTTAACTCAGAATTAAAAAGGGATTTTATTGCTGATAGTGTACTTGAAAGAAAACTCCCTACTGGATTCGGTATAGCAGATACTGTAAGGATTACCACCTCTGGTGCTATGACTTGCCCTGGCAAATTCTTTAATAATATCAAAGTTGGTGATATTATTAGATATCAAATTGTTGGAGTTAGTGATGAGACTTTCAATAGAGTTTCTGCAGTAAATGCTGCTAAAACAGAACTTACTTTAGTTGCTGAACAAGACAGATCCAATGTTTGTGATGGTAGTCTCCCAGCATCTAATTTTACAGGAACTTTTACGATAGGGGCTCCTGTTGTTAGAGAGCGTGGAGGTTTATTTGCACCACTTGAAGAGCAAAATGTTTCTTCAGTCGATCTTGGATCTTCTAATCTTTTAGTTTCTAGTCAAATTAGAGAACAATCTACAAGTGCTACAGGATCACTATCCATCAATATATCAGCAACTGGTATTAGTAGTTGTTTATTTGAAGCATTTGATCAAGAAAGATACAGTGTTCACTATAATGATGGATCTATTGAGACCCTAACTAAAGATCAAGTGACTCTCAGTTCTGCCGGAAAGGTAGTTAGTTTTACTGGTCTTACTGCATCCCAATCTAGTAATGTAACTGTTAATACAACTGTTAAAAAAATTGGAATTAGTAATAAAGATAAAGTATTTACTAGAAGCACTAAAGTTGAAGTAACTAAGTCTTCGACTGGAGTATCCACATCTATTTCTCAGACTTCTAAAAGTGATTTCTACGGAACTAGAATTCAAGATAGAGAAATATCTTTGAATGTTCCTGATGTTGCCGAAGTTATTGCTGTCTATGAATCTTTAGGAACTTCAATCCCAACTTTAGATTCTCTTGAATTTCCTGCAGGTTTAGCACTCAATACCGCATCTATTTTGGGTGAAAGAGTTGTTGGTTCCACCAGTAAAGCAATCGCCCAAGTAGTTACAAGATCTTCAGCCACTAAAGTTGAAATAGTTTACCTCACTGAGGATAAATTTACTGTTGGTGAAAACGTTACTTTTGAAGAATCTAATATTATCGCTCCTTTACAAGTAATTGGACTTGGAAATTATCAGGACGTTACTAACAACTATACACTTGATACAGGTGTTAAAGATCAATTCTATGACTACTCACGAATTGTAAGAAGAGAAAATATAAGTTATGTTCCTTCCAGAAAACTGTTAATAATTTATAACCATTATACAGTTCCTTCTAATGATACTGGTGATGTTTATACAGTCAACTCTTATGATGCGGAACAATTCAAAGATTATATTCCTAGAGCAGGGAATCTAAGAGCGTCTGATGTCTTAGATTTTAGACCTAGGGTATCCAATTTTACATCTACTACACTCTCTCCTTTTGATTATACAAGCAGAACTTTTGCTACAGCAGGAACTAATCCAACTCTTTTAGTTGCTCCAGATGAGAGTTCTTTAGTTGGATTTAGTTATTATCTCCCAAGAATTGATAAAGTGGTATTTACCACCAAAGGAAATATTGCTGTAATTGAGGGAACTAGTTCTGAAAATCCAAAAGAACCTGCTATTGGTGGAGACATGATGGAATTGGGAACCATCGTGTTGCCAGCATATCTTTACAATCCTTCTGATGCGGTCATAACTTTGACTGATAATAGAAGATATACTATGAGGGACATTGGCAGAATTGAAGATAGAGTTGAAACCTTAGAAACTCTTACTTCTCTTTCTCTTCTTGAACTTGATACAAGAACTCTTCAAGTCAGAGATGCTGACGGTCTTGATAGATTTAAGTCTGGTTTCTTTGTTGATGATTTTGCCGATAATCTGAGAATGGAATCTAAATCTGAGGCAAGTATCAGAGGAAATGAACTCGGAACCCCTGTTGATTACTTCTCTTTAAAACCAGAAGTTGCCACATCAGAAGGATCGACACAATTTGATTTAAATTCGGATCTTCTTGATCCAAACACACAAAAAACTGGTGACTTAATTACACTTAAGTATGATACTAAAGGATGGATAAAGCAACCTTTAGCGTCTAGGGTTGAGAATGTAAATCCATTTAATATTATTTCATTTACTGGTTCTGTAGCAATTTTCCCTGCTCAAGATTCGTGGACAAGAACTGTTACCATTGATGGTGGTGAAAGAGTTACTAGAGTTTCAACTGATTGGCGCAATGGACAGCAAGGTAGAGTATCTAACCTTGATGTAGTTCTTGAATCCAGAACCCCAGACACTCACATTAGATCTAGAAACGTAGCGTTTAGTGCTTTTGGTTTAAGACCACTTACAAGGCACTATCATTTCTTTGATAGTAGCACAGAATTGGATGTAATTCCAAAGTTAACTGAAATTACTATGACATCTGGAGTATTCCAAGCAGGTGAGACTGTTAAGGGATACGTTGGATCTAGACAGTTATTCTCTGCGAGAATTTGTAGACCTAATCATCTGGATGGTCCAATTACAAACCCTTCTAAAACTTACACTTTAAATCCTTACAATAGAAGTATAACTTTACCTGAAGTTTATTCTGCTTCCTCCACAGTTTTAAATATTGACCTTCATTCTCTAATGGAAGAAGTTCTTGGTTCTTTCAATGGACGTATTGTAAAAGATATGGTTATTTTGGGAGAAACAAGTGGGGCACAGGCAAAAGTATCAGATATTAGATTGATTACTGATACATTTGGTGGAATTTTAGGATGTTTCTTCTTTAGAGATCCACTTGCTTCTCCAACACCAGCAGTTAGATTTACTACTGGAGAGAAAACTTTCAAACTCACTTCAAGTTCCACTAATGCCGAACCTCTGCCTGGTGGTTTGAGATTTAGTACTGGTGAGGGCACATATACTGCTAGAGGATTTATTGAGACATCAAGAAGAACTCTAAACGTTACTGAGTTTTTCCGTAGACCAAGACCTCCTGTTCAACGACGTGATCCTCTGGCACAATCATTTACGGTTGATGAGACTGGAGCATTTCTCACAAGTCTTGATGTATTCTTTGCTAACAAAGATGAAAATGAAAAAATAACTTGTGAAATTAGAACTATGGAGTTGGGTATACCAACAAACATATTAGTTGCTGATTATGCTCAAGTAACTCTTGACCCATCAGAAATTAATACTTCTACTGATGGTTCAGTTGCTACAACGTTTACCTTCCCATCACCAGTGTATCTGGAAGCGGATACAGAATATTGCTTTGTCCTTCTTGCTCCATCTTCAGACTTATATGAAGTATGGGTAGCAAGAATGGGAGAGAAGACTGTTAATGTCTCTACGCTCCCAGATGCTGAAAGTGTTATTGTAACAAAGCAGTATATCGGTGGTAGTCTGTTTAAGTCTCAGAATGGCACTATTTGGACTGCAAGTCAATTTGAAGATATCAAATTCGAATTGTATAAAGCAGAATTTAATACAGAACCTGGAATTGCCTACTTCTTCAATCCATCTCTTGAATCTGGAAGTGACTTAACAGAGAGATTAATCACTAATCCAGTTAAGACTCTTCCAAGAAAACTTAAGGTTGGTATTACAACCACTTCAGTATTAGATACTGTTCTGACTATTGGTAAGAAAGTTAGTGACAACACTTCATCTTCTGCGATCACTGGAAATATTGAGCAGGTTGGTGGTAATCTGGCAAACACGACCAGTAATTTAGTAGGTGCAGGATACAGCAATGGAACCTTCACTGGAGTCAATTTCTACTCCATCACTGGATCTGGGTCTGGTGCTATTGGTATCGTTACATTCGCTAGTAATACACTTAATGGCAATCCACACGTTACAACTGCGGGTAATGGATATGTTGTCGGTGATGTCCTTGGTATTACAACTTCTGATGTTACCAGAGGACGTGGAGCACAATTCTCAGTTAAGAATATCACAGGTAAGGATACATTGTACCTTACTGATGTCCAGGGAGAGGAATTTACAGCAGGACAGAATCTAGTTGTTTACAGTTCTTCTGATGTTGCCGTGGCATACGCCGACACAACAATTAGAAATTCTAGTGTAATTAGTAATCTTTATGATGGTAGAGTTCTTGAGATTCAGCAAACTAATCATGGTTTACATGCAGATAATAATGTAGTTGTCCTTGCTGATATTGAACCAAATACTGTTCCAACTACACTCAATGCAGCACTTGGATTGAGTGATACAACAATTTCTGTTGCCAACACTTCACTCTTTGCTACCTTTGAAGGCATTTCCACCTCTAGTGGGTATTGTAAGGTTAATAATGAAATTATTTACTACAATTCCATTACTGCTGGTTCTGGTGGAGCTGGAACACTTGGAATTGGAACCAGAGGAATTGACAACTCACTTAAGAGAGCTCACGATTTGAACGATCAAATCTTTACTTATGAACTAAATGGTATTTCACTCCATAGAATTAATACGCAACATAACATACCTACTGATCCTACTTTAAAGAATGCTAGAGATTTTGATACCTATCATTTACAAATTGATCGTGGATCCAGAACAACTGGTGACAATCAACTCAGCTTTACCGACGAAAATACTGTCGGTGGTCCAGTAGTCTTCTCCTCTAGTGACATCCAGTTTAATGAAATTAATCCAAGATTAAATGTATTCACACCTTCAGAGTCTACAACATTAAACTCTCAAATTAGAACTGTTTCTGGAACTAGTGCTGGTGGTTCTGAAGTATCATTTATTGACCAAGGATATGAAAATGTATCTCTTAATAATGATAATAAATTAAGCACTCCTAGAATGGTTGCTTCTAGAATCAATGAAACTACTAGATTAACAAGTCTTCCCAATAATAAATCTTTGACACTTGCTATTAGTATGAGTACTGCGGATTCAAATCTATCTCCAGTAATTGATCTTCAAGGTTCTGGAATTATTTTGGGTAGAAATAGATTGAATAATCCTATTTCAGATTATGCCAATGATGGTAGAGTAAATTCTTTGAAAGAAGATCCACATACAGCATATTATATTTCTAAGAAAACGGATCTTGCACAACCTGCTACTTCTCTCAAAGTTATTGTTGCTGCTTATCGTCATTCTTCGGCAGACTTCAGAGTTCTTTATGAACTCTTTAGAGTTGACTCCAATGGCATTGAACAGTCGTTTGAATTATTCCCTGGATTTGATAATTTGAAGGATACAAACGGTGATGGATTTGGAGATGAAGTAGTTGATTCTGTTCTTAACAATGGAAGACCAGATGCTTTTGTCAGATCTAGTGCCGATGACGAATATATAGACTATCAGTTTAGTGCTGATAATCTTGCTCAATTCAACGGTTTTAGAATCAAAATTGTTATGAGTGGAACAAATGAAGCAAAAGCACCTAGGTTTAAAGACTTTAGAGTTATTGCTCTTGCGTGATGAAAAAAGTAAAAGATCATAAGCACCTGTATCGCACAGATACAGGTGCAATTGTCAATACTGATACAACTGGTTATAATGAGTATGTTAAGATGAGATCTAACCGCGATCGTCAAAAACAAGAACTTGATGAGATGCGGAAAGATATAGATGAAATCAAGTCCCTTCTCACGGAGTTTATCAATGGATCCCGATCAAATCAAACTTGAAACAATGTCTAAAATGTTTGCCTATGAGCAGCAAGCAAGACTAATTGACGAGTGTGATAATATTGGTGAACTTCAAAACATTTGTAAATCTTACGCAAAATTATATTTCAAACAACAAGAAGTTGTCAGTGTAATAGGACTGCCTTCCTAAATACTTAAAATACCTTTGAAAAATGGCAGTATACGTCAGTAATATTCAAATTGATCAAAGCGCAGATTTTAGTCAAGTCTTCACACTTGAAGATGGGGCATCTAATTCTGTTTTGAATCTGACTAATTATACTTTTAAATCTCAAATGAGAAAGCACCCAGGTGCTACCTCAGGTGTTACTACGTTCACTTCATCTATTTACGGTGCAGCAACAAACGGTCAAGTCAAACTTGGTTTGACAACAACTCAAACAGCTAACCTGAAAGATGGTAGGTATGTTTATGATGTTGTGATGACTGACACTTCTGGTGTGATGACTAGAGTAATTGAAGGTATGGTCCTGGTACGCGCTGGAGCAACGAAATTCTAATGGCGAATATTAGAGTCAAAACTAACAACAATACTACAACTGTTAGAGTTGGTCAGACCAATGCTATAAAGGTAGTAGCATCAAATCAAGCAACTGCGGGTGCTACAGTTAATAATTTAACAAATGTCGGTGATGTTCAAAGCACTGGAAGAGCAACAAATACATTTTTAATGTATGATGGAAGCAATTATATTCATGTTCCCGCCCATCAAGTTGTCGATCTTGCTGATGGTAGTGATGATGAAGCGTATGATGCTGGTACTTTCTAACCTTTACTTCTTTTTTAACTAAATAGTAAAAAAAGAAAGACTTTAGAAGATGGCTGCTCCTGTATTACAGTTCAAGAGAGGTCTCTTTAGTAATTTGCCAGCATTGAGGGCAGGTGAGCCGGGATTTACAACCGACAAATATGACCTTTATGTCGGTATTGACTCGACAACAGCAAACAATCAGTTCGTAGGTTCAGGTAGATTCTGGACTATTGAGAGTGCCACCAAGGGATCTGGTGTCAACCTCGTAGAAGGTACGAACAATGGTACTAGTTATATTACACTAGCATCTCCAGCATCTCTTGCTGGTATTGTAACTTACTATTTCCCCGGAACTCAAGGTGGATCGGGTTCAGTTCTTACCAACGATGGAAGTGGCAATTTAAGTTGGGGTGCTGGTTCTAACAACTCAACTTTGACTGGTGTTACCACAGTAACAGGTCACTTTGATATTGACTCTACAGTTGATATCTCAGGTGTTACAACGTTCACAAATACAACAGATAACACTCTCGGTAATGTTAACACTGGTAGTGTTCAACTTGATGGTGGTCTTGGCGTTGCTAAGAATGTTACTGTTGGTGGAAACATAAATGTTCAGGGATATGCTGAATTTGTCGGTGTAGCGACATTCAAGGGTGGAACAATTAACCTTGGTGATGCTGACACTGATGATATTAACGTTGCTGGTGAATTTATATCCAGTCTCGTTCCGAATGATGAT